CTGGCGCACTTATAATTTGCGACTTAGCTGCGCTAACAGTCCAGCTCACTGGTCGGAAGAGTCCCTTTTCAATTAATGCGTGATAGTCAGGGTCACCAACACGTATTTCCTCATGATCTACATATGTTTCATCAGACCAGAATACACGAATGTAGGGAGTACACTCATAAATTGCACCTGATACATGACTTCGTGAGAGATCATAAGAAGGCCTCATGTCCACGTCCCCGTCCACGAGTTTTCTATCAACTCGGTACCGTAGTTCACGACGTGTTACACATGGCTTTAAATAATTGGCTGTAACATAAGACGCTACCCCGAAGGATAACGAACATAGGCCAGCCACTAGGTTACTGCTACTAAATTTGCGAGCGCAACTACCCACGAAAATAGCCCCGGCTGAAGCGGCCAGAGCCCTCGGTATTGTTGTAGTCACAGCTTCAAATACTGACGTCTGCGAGGGGGTCAATTCGCAAACATTTATGTCGGCAGAGTCGAGATTCCATTGTATCTCGTCCTCCTCGATCTGTTTCCTTAGGAGATCTTTAAGTGAGTCGATCTCGCCCTGCTGTTGTTGCAAAGACTGAGCCAGCTGCTTAACCTTCAGCTGACCCTTGTTAAATCTGTTGCCGGTACCTTTACCCCCACCGGCTTTAGAGGAATTTGATCTGTTATTTTTAGTGGCAAGTGAAAATTCTTTGGTCCCCATTACACTCATTACTGGGAACCGCGGGTATGTGGGATTCGGTTTCGACACCGGAGCCCCCGACCTAAATAGGCCGCTCCTGACAGTTTGGGTTGCTGCGTACTAGGCCCATTTTCCTAAACCTATATACTTGCATCACAGTATCAGCCCAAACCCTGGAATTTGGCGAGGTCCATTACCATAGACCACCGACCCAGTTTCCTGAATCGTAAACCCTTATCTTATATCCCGACAGGTCTATATCGGTTTTGCGCTTGTAGGATAAGCAGTGGAATCAGCGCATTTCCATGCTTCTCAGTGAACGATTGCATCACAATAGCAAGGCGGCTCCAGCCTCCAATGCTATTGGGATCATTTCTTCGAGTACATTCATAGCCATATCCGACCACGGCAAGCCGCTGTCTTCCGGTTGTTCTATACTCTGTGTCTCTTCTACGCCTGGTGAAGTTCCAATAACTTCTGGCGAAACTGTATCCCCCTTCGGCAGCTGTGCAGCCCAATCCACAACCAATTCCTCCTCGGTTAGGTCTGTCGGTGAGACAGACGCATCTAGGATATTGATTATGTTGGCTAGGGGGACAAACTCATAATTCACAACAATAGTGAATAATACAGGAACATTCGCTGCAGCTTCATAATTAAATAATATGCCCATTTCCCAGTATGGAGCATCTGCAGTGCCTGATCCAATCGACGCAAAATTGGCCGAATAAAAGTCTGTGTAACTCTGACGGTTGAAGTTAATTGGTGTCCAACGAACAACCAGTCCTTGATCCGTGTTATTCGGCAGCACGGCGCTAGCATAATCATTAACATATGAGTCCCATGGCTGCGCAGTCACATAGCGCCACGGCTTAATGAAAGCCACACCGTCACCTTGATTTTGTGTGAAGTTTGTAAGAGGTTGGGCGTACACCGCGGCGGATACAACACGGTGGCCCTGAACTAGGGGCTTAAAGTCACTCGCAATTGCAAATGGCTCAGAGTTAGCCCCAACCTGAATTCCAGTCCAGGTTACATTTGTGAGCGCGGCAGCAGCATCAGTTACTTGATAGTTGCAACCATCCGTACTGACTCCATTGTTGCATGAGTTCAGATACGGAGAGCTTATGCGCAATCCTACAACACCTTGGGCATTTGTGGAATGCTGCACACGCTGCGTGTACATAACTGTACCCGTTTCCAGGCCACAGTCATCTGGTATCTTGACATCACCCCCGCGGATGGGGCATTCAATCGATTGATACCAGGGTGATTTGCTCTGAAGACGCTTGTTAATTGCGCCCTCAGAACGATCGGCTTTCGAGGGGTCACTCAAAGCCTTCACGAACTGCCCGTAAGTTCCAATAGGCATAGCCTTTTGCATCCCACGGGCCTTCGCACCTCGCTGTCTGTCACGTTGACGCTGCGCGTCGTTGTGAGCCTTGACAGCTCGTTGTTTGCCGGTATTTCTTTTTCGGGGTTTTCCGGCTTTCCCCTTTCCAAAGTTTCCATTCATAGCAAGTCATATTTCCACTGCAGCGGGTCGACTCAAACATTCGCTGCTGTCTTAGACGGGGAGATTATCTACTGGTGGTCATCCCACTAACGGCCATTTCACTCCCATAGAAGCTAAATAACTTTGCCATTTGTAAATCAGCTTTCCTGTCCACCCAACCCTCGTACGTCCATTTAGAGTTGTGTGCCAGTGCATTTATTCACTGAAGTTGCAGGACTTGTACTAGCCCAAACCTGCAAGTGTAGCTTTGAATGCCCCCCTCCCGGGTGCATTCACTCTCTCACGCGGAGCCTATTTCTCAGGACACGCCCACGCCGTTTGCTAAACGGCACACCCCAATAGTTGGCGAGACGGAAGGCCGCCCTCCAACGCTTATCAAAACCACCGTCGGGGTGTGAGAAAACC